TTTAATCTTGTGAGGGATGAAGATTTATTTGCTTGGAAATTTGCCAAAAAAGGGTTTTTTAAATTTAAAGAAAATATTCCGAAAATCAATAAGAGAATATTAAAAAATTATTCAAAAAATAATTTTTAACTTAGTTGAATTCCTAATAAGAAAAAGAATCCTTTAGGTAAGTAAGTATAAATACTTAATTAGGTGCGACTTTTGCTTTTTGATCCACGATGGATACTATGACTAGTTATTTTTACTTAAGGATAAATTTTTTATAGTGCTTTCAACAATTCTTACCAAGTCGTTTAGCAAAGATACTGCTTTATTAATTCTTAGAGTTATAACTGGAACTGTTCTTATACATCACGGTTATGAGAAATTAGCAAACATAGAAAATTTCGCTGATGCTTTTGTAAGACCATTACATCTCCCATTCCCAATATTTTTATCATACATAGCGGCATTCTCAGAAATAGGTGGTAGTTGGTTATTAATTATCGGCTTAGCAACAAGATTCGGAGCTTTGGCAATTGTTGGAACAATTTCTGTCGCTATATATCATGCACTTGTTACTTCAGGCTTTAATATTTTCTTGCTAGAGCTTTTACTTTTGTATTTCGCTTCAGCAACTTCAATTGCATTAACAGGACCTGGTAATTTCTCTTTAGATGAAGTCATTATTAGAATTTTGAAATCAGAAGATGAAGAGCAAATCATACCTTCAACTAAATCAAAATCTTCTAAGGATGTTGATATTAAAGAAGAACCAAGTAAAGGAGGTTTATTTCAATTTCTGCAAGCCAATATACTCTCAGATACCTCAAGCTAACTTTTTAGGATAAAGGCTATTTATTAGTTCTAACCTTTTACGATAACTGTTTCTTTTCTCGAGTTTTATCTTAATAGTTGCTTCAGAAAGACTTATAAAGAGCCCTATAGCAGTCACCCAAGATAAAAAAATAAAAGGGTTTTCTGGAATTTCTGAAAAATTCATATAAATAATACTTCTTTTTTAAAACTGACTTATCACTATATGTTTTTCAACCTAAATATACAATTTAGAAATATTTAAGGATTAATTTCAATTTTTTCCCATTTCTTAACCCTCTCCCATAGATATCTGCTGTGAATAGGCTGTTCTAATTTAAGAAGATCTACTGAATTGATTTCAAAATTTAGAACTACAAAATTTTCTGACTTTGGTAAATGGGATAATATTTCAAAACAGGGATTTGATGTAACTTTTAAAAGAATGTGGAATTTCTATTTATCTTATTGTGAAGCTGGATTTAAATCAAAAAATATAGATTTAATACAATTTTCACTACAGAATAAATAATTTATGAAAAAAATTAATTTATATAATAATTTTTTATTGCTAATTTTTTTTGTATTTATTACAAGTTGCTCTGGAAATAGTGCAATGAAACCTGAAGATTTCAAAGACCAAAAACCTAGACTTATAATTGAAGATTATTTGACAGGTAATGTTAAAGCATGGGGCATTCTTCAGAATAGATCAGGCAAAGTAACACGTCAATTTTCTGCAGATTTAGATGGGAAATGGGATGGTAATCAACTTATTTTAGACGAAAAGTTCAATTGGACTGATGGAGAAGTTCAAACACGACAGTGGAAAATAAATAAAATTGATGATCATAATTATGAAGGAACAGCAAGTGATGTTGCTGCTTTCTCAAGAATCTTTGTCTCTGTAGCAACAGTAGGATACTCTTGCTCGAATGTCAAGGCAAATCTCTCAAGAAATGCTTCGTTCAATACGTTAGTACCGATGAATCTACCATCCTCAGAACCTTTACCCTTTGTATTTGCTGTAGCAAATATGTTGAAACCAGGACGACGCTCTACATAGCGACCTGTCTTCTTCAAGAATAAACCTTTACCTTCTAGAACAGATTGTAGACAAAGTATCTTGTTAGATGCTAAGTCAACTTCGTCAAGAAGAAGGATAGCACCTCTCTCAAGTGCTTCGATGACAGGACCGTTGTGCCATACTGTCTCACCGTTGACAAGTCTGAATCCACCGATAAGATCGTCTTCGTCTGTCTCGATAGTGATGTTGACTCTAATGAGTTCTCTCTTGAGAGCAGCACATGCTTGCTCTATACCAAGAGTCTTACCATTACCAGATAAACCTGTGATGAATGTAGGGTAGAAGATACCTGATTGAATAATCTTCTTGACATCAGGGAAGTTACCGAATGGAACAAAGTTAGGATCTTTGCTAGGAACTAGGTTCTCTGCAATAGCAGGAGATGCAGAAGGAGCATTGTAAGTGATCTCAAGTTTTTCTTGGATAGTTAGATCCCACTTACCAATACCTTGTTTGTACTGCTTAAGTCTTTTCTTTACTGTAGCGAGTGAACAATTAAAATGCTCTGACGCTTGAAATAAATTTTTTGTGTTAACTTCTGTACCGAAGTTTTCTGTCAAGTATGTAACAAAGTCTTCAGTTGTTACAGGGATAGGAGCGAATGGCATTTTAAAATTTGTTGTTGTTGTACTTAGTATAATGGATAGTTAGGGGTGTTGCCACCCCTAGTGGACAGTTTGTTAACTGACTTTACTTACGAATGCGTTAAGTAGTTTTTTGTTAACAGATTTGTTTGCAAGCATTTTTTTGAATGCTCTGGTGATGTCACCTTTTTTAGCATTCTCTTTTACAACGAACTCTGTGTCATTGTCAAGTGCTTTGTTGTTGATAGCATAGAGTTCAGTGAATCCTGCAGGACTTGTGATAACTGCAGACTTCTCTTTCTTCCACTGCTTTTGAATCTCAGCATAGTTACAATCTGGTGAACCATAGTTAGAAACAAAATTCATAAGATTACTACCTGATAAGATACGGAATCCAAGAACATTTACATCAGGGTTACGATCACGTAATTGCTTAAGGAAAATGTTGGTAGTATTGCTGTATGTGAACTGTTCGTATGTACGTCCAGTTGTGCGGTCACGTAATGCTACACCTAAGTCTAGACGACGTGCACGGATTACAACCTCACCCTCACCTCTGTCATACTCAGCACCATAAGAACTGGTACATGCTTCGCCATCAGTTAAGATACATACGTTTACTTTTTGTAAACTATTATCTTTCTTGAATTTAGGAAGAATGTGGTTGAGCATAAGGATTGACTCATTCAATGGAGTACCAGATAAACCAAGACCTATTGTTGATGAGTATGAACCATATCTTCTGTGCTTAGATGCTTCACGAAATAGATTTAGACACATACGCTCATAGTCTTTACCATTAGAACGTGATGAAACAAAGTTCATTAAGTAGAACCATTTGTCAATATAGACCTTGTTTTTTTCTAGGTCATTCTCATCAACATCATAGTAAGAACGATAGTATGGAGTATCTTGTTCTATAGTAACATCATTGTCGATAGCACGTTGTGCTGCACCCCACTCATTTGTGAAAGCATATACTTCAAAAGGTATTTGTACTTTCTTACAAAATGAAGTTAGGTTGATCAATTGCTTTACAGTAGCAAGCAACTCATAGCACATTGAACCAGACCAATCAAGAACAAAGATCATGCCATGATTTTTACCATCAGGAATAACTGTAACTCTCTTGAATAGATCTTCGTTGTACTTGTATGTGTGAAGCATACCTGTGTTTAGAACACCTGTCTTAGCAGTAGAAGCACGTGCATATGCATCAGCAGATTTACGACACTCAAACTCTTTGACCATGTAGTTTACTTCTTTCTGAGATTGCTTACGAAACTTTCTGTAGTCATCATCAACATCAGTAAAGTCATCTCTCACATCTCTTTGAGAATCAATCCAAGTGTGAATTGTTTTCCAATCTACAACGTGCTTAGAGGTGTCAACATTCTCTGGTATTTCGACGTAAGTAGTTGGTTGACCATGATCAATAGAAGAAAGATTTTCTTGTGCTTCATTGAATGCTTGCTGTGTAGAAGAACTATCAATACCACCTTCACTATCTTCACCTTCACCATCTAGTAAATCATCTAGTGACTCACCATCATCAGGTTCGGTCATGTTACCATCTTCATCATACCAATCATCTTTAACATCTTCTAGGTCTGCTCCTGTTGAAGAACCACCACTTCTGTCACCTTTGATATCTACTTGTAATTTACCGAAACCATCTTCGTCATCAGACTCTGTATCGCCACCAGTAGAAGATGGAGTTTGAGAAACAGGCACTTCAGTTTTCTCTTGCTCATCTTCTTGTGTCTTGGCATAGTTATAAACATCTTGTGCAATCTTACACACTTCATCAAAAGTCTCAGCAAGGTCGGCACGAGCAACAAACACATACTCAGCACCTTCAAAAGGCATCATAGCGTGAGCACCTAACTTGAAATGTAGATTGATACGATCAATAAGAGATAACTCTGTAAGGTCTTTGTCAAAGATCTGGAAGAAGTCTTTGTCATTGAGTTCTGTGTAACCACCAACAAAAGATTTCTTAAGACCAGGATACTTACGCTTCATGAGTTTCTCGATACGAGCATCCTCAATAACGTTGACGTAATCTCTTGGGCAAGATACTTGCTCTGTAAAGTCTACGTTAGGTGTGAACAATGCATGTCCTACCTCATGACCTACAAGCATGTCATACACGACGTCAGATGCTTTGTCCCATTTTGGAAGAACTAGGACTCTAGTATCAACATTGAAGTATGCTGTAGGTGTTTGTTTGTGCTCAACAACAAGGTTCTCTGTTGCGAGAAGTCTTGCTAAATTACCTTTGATTTCTTTGTTTGCCATGTGCCTTTGTTTTGTATATACACATGATAACAGATATTTTCTCTATGAAACCAGTGAGTGTGTAACTTCGTTAACTGTCACACCCAGTGTAGAATAGTTCTTACTCTTCTCTACTGTTATAGTTCTATCAAACTTATCATCTAAATTCTGTTTGTGACTAATTACATATACTTTTGTGTTCTCATCAAAATTTCTCAGGATATATCCTAGATCAGAAGTACCAGTTTGGTCTAGTGATCCATCAAATATCTCATCTAAGATAAGTAAATTAGTATCGACGCTATTCTTAAGCTTAGCAATACTACGCCAAGTGAGCAGAAGAGCAATATCAATACGAGCTTTTTCTCCTTCGCTGAACGAATCATATGAAAATATATCTCTGTATCTACTCTTAATTATTTCTTCAAAGTTCTCATCAAGGGTAAAATTGACATAAAACTCCATCCTTTGTAAGAAATCGTTAATTAACTTATTCATTGTGGGGAGATAAGTCTTGATAATCCTAGTCTTTATCCCATTATCCTTAAGTAGTTGTCCTGCAGTTGTCAGGACATCACCATCTTTCTTTAGGTCAGCATATTGTCTAGAGAAATTTTTTTTATCTTTTATGAATGTTTCTAATTTATTATACTCTGCCTTCTTATCAGGATTAGTTCCTTCCAATTCCTTTATCTCATTTTCAATATCAGTTATCTGTTTCCTGATAGTCATGAGTTGAAAATTAGTTTGACTAATAGTTGTATTAATATTATTAACTTCAGTTGACAACTCAGTAAATTTTTCTAATCTCTTTTCTTCTTGTTCTATTGCCTCTAGTAGTTCGTCCTTACCAATACTGATGTCTTTTATCTTATCATCTAGATCATCTGTCATAGTAGCAACAAATTCTTTTTCGAGTTCCTGAGAACAAGTAGGACAGACATCATGGTCTTCAAAAAACTTACGATCTTTCTCGCATGTGTTCAACTTATGTGTCAACTTTATTAAAAACGTGTTCAACTTCTTCAATTTCTCACTGGACTTAGAATACTCTTTCATTTCTTTATTAAGTCTTTCGATTTGTTGTGTGAGAATCAAAACTTCTTCTGTACCATGTGTCTCTGTTGTTTGGTATTCTTCTATTTGTTTTTGTTTCTTCTTAATATCTTCTTCAGTTCTCTTTTCTAAAGTTAACATGTGTTGCTTCTGCAATTCTATCTTATCTTTTAATAAATCTATTTGATAATCTACATCACGTATCTCTACATTGTTTTCTTTCACTCTATCTTTCAGTAACAGATTCATAGTAGAGAATACTTGTATGTCTAGTATGTCTTCTATTATCTCTCGTCTCTGTGGAACAGACAACTTCATAAATGGTACAAACGTAGATGAACCTAACACCACAATTTGTGTGAATGATTTATAGTTCATCTTAAGAACACTGTTCTCAAAATTCTTTTGCTGTTCGTTTACTGAACTCTCTTTATCCCATAGCACACCATTACAATATATCTCAAACTTACTGGGTTTCATACCACGTACAACTTTGTACTCTATCTTACCAATACGAAACTCAATCTCTGCTACACAATCTTTTTCGTTGATACTATTGATCAACATACTTTTACTAATTTTACGAAACGGTCTAGCAAACAAAGAAAAAGTAAGAGCATCCAAGATGGTACTCTTACCCGCACCGTTACTACCAACAATTAAATTTGTTCTTCCTTCTGTAAGGTCAATCTCACTAAAAACATTTCCAGTTGATAGAAAATTCTTCCAACGGATCTTTTCAAAAATTATCATTCTAAATTGTCAGGTGGTATTATAAAATCGTCAGGTGTGATGATGGAAAATTTTTGTCCACGATCTTGACATGCTCCTATTATAACATGATCTTCCATTTCCACAACACTCATGGAAGGATATTCTGATACATCTTCTAACATTGTAAGATACCTATTTGCGTCATCTTCTATTTGAAATAGAGGTATAATCCTATTTTTATCTTTATCAAATAAAGAATAGACTCCATCATTGTGATTTTCTAGTGTAAGTACAAACATTATCCAACGTTACAACTCTCAATATATAGGGATCTCATGACATTCTTGAGTGAAGGTTTGTCTACAGCGATATCCACTTCGTCAATATATTCATTCAAAAGAGTCATTGTATCCTTAGTCTTTAAGTCTACATCATCAATGTCATCTGTGTCAACTAGGGTTTCTACTATCTTGACATCATGTGCTCCTACGTTGTAAAGGCGATCAACCAATGTCTCGAACATTCGGTAGTCTCTTTTTTCTTCAACGATGATCTTGACGTACTTGTCTTTATAATTAGATACATTTGATTTGTTGTAGTCATACTTGGCATCATCGTAGAAGATCTTGTCAAATATTTCGTAAGGATTTCTGACAAATTTAAGTCTATCAGTTTCAGTATCGTAGATATGAAATCCACGAGAATCTTTGTAATCATTCCAATACATCTGGTAAGGATTGCCAAGGTATTGTACATTACCTCTTTTTGATTTGTGATGGAAATGTCCTGACCATACACGATCAAAGTTTTTAAAATCACTCACAGAAAATCCACCATCAAAATGCATACCTGGTGTAACTTCAAAACCATCAACTTCCATGTGACTACACATGATGTCAGCATTACTACTCTTCATAGTTTCTACTGCTTCTTTCTTATTCTCAGAATTAATCCAAGGCATCATAAGAAAATTTTTACCACCAACAGTTATATGTTCTGGTGAAGAATAGATAGTTATATTCTCATAATTTTCTAATAATAACTCAGGAGAATTTATCTTATTAGTATTCTTATAGTAAGTACAATGATTGCCAAGAATCATATGCACGTTGTAATCTTTTAATCTCTCGAAGTAATTAGTCTTAACTCTGTTAAAAGTATTATAATCCAGAGACTTTCTATTATCAAAGGTGTCGCCAAGGTCAAATACCGTTGTAATACCTTCTTTCTCAAGAATTGGGAAAAATATGTTATCATAAAATTTTTGAAAGTAATTCCAGAACGGAAGAGAACCCTTACGTCCATCTAAATGTTGATCAGTTATTAGTGCTATCTTCATCCTATGTCCTCTGGTGCAGGAATACCTTTACTTTTTCTAAATGTTTTTTTCTCATAGTCAAAGTCAGGATGTGGTGCAGCAGAGATTACTGGATCTTTTGTCTTGTTCTTAATAACAATAAATCTATCAGCAGCAAATGTTCCTGCTAGATTTACCTCAATCTCATCTCCATCTTTCCAATTAACAGTGCCATCTTTCTTAGTATGTCGCATTGCTTCTTGGATCTTTTCAATAATTTCAGTTGTCAATTCCATAGGGTGTTAGATCGTAATAAGGGATTTCTAATGGTTCACCCTTGAGAGGTGTTGGTTGTCCTATCTTGTCTAGGATCTCAGCAGGAATCTTTTTCTTAGAAATATCATAGGGTATCGGTGCGTTTGCTACACACACTCTAATACATTCCCACTGTTCATCAGTAAAAAAATTATTATGATACATTAGTCGTCATGATCATCCCAAGGATCTGCTAATCCTTCGTTTGCAAAGAATGCTTTATACACTCCAAATCCTGCTAACAATACTATAATTACTATAAATGAAATAGCAAAAGTGATGTTTGGATTTGCATTGTAGTGTGGTATGATTGCATTGCATTTAGTCCAAGTACCTGGCAATGTATAGACAGGTGGACAAGACAGCAATAGATCTCTTATAGCTAACATTTCTGTTCCCATTAATTTATCCAATCTGGTTTGCGAGATGGGTCACGTAGATAGTTGGTGGCAACCCAAGGTTTAGATGCAACATAGCGTTTGTATGCAGTGAAGATGTCAATACTTGTATCGTACTTGAACTCGTCAGGACCTGCAAATGTAAATGATGATGGTAAGTATGGACTAGGTGCAGAAGGTATGATAGTTGTTGCTTCTATCAATGTCTTCTCACAACTGTGTGACTTGCCATAGCGATGCTCGTACTCGTTGCAAAGAGCAAGACCATGTGCTAGTAACCACCATGTATTTTCTAGGCAAGAGTTTGCCCATATAGTGCAAGGATGATTACGGAATGCACCCTTGTCTGTCTTGTATGCTTGACCATCAAGACGATGTAGATCACCATAATTGTGACCCCACTTGTCAGAGCATACTATAGATAGCATTTGACAAGTCTCTAGAGGCATCTTGACAACGTGTTTGTCAGGTAGATGTCTAGCAGATGTAGTTGGTGATGGATCTGTAACAAAGATATTCATTCTGATGATCTCCAGTCTTTTCTCATTGTAACATATGTTTCGGATTTTGCAACAACATCACGAACTCTTTTAAATATTTTTGCTGACTCAGCAAATTTACTTGTAGCATGATCTGGTTCTTGAGGTAGAACCTCTTTAGTTCCTTTCTTATACTTTCTGCCTGAGTTGTGATTTGCATATCTTCTTGATCTAGTAAATCCCATCTCTAGAAATTTACGACACATATCCATACCAATAAAATCTTGATCCTTTTGATATTCTAGATACATGTTATAAATTTCATGACTAGAAATTATTGCATCGTGTGGAGTTTTGAATTTCCAATGAGCACAGATATCGTTAGTATAAGGGCGAACCAGTAGAACCCCTTGCTCCCCTCTTCCAATACGATATAGTTTACGAGTCTCCTCGTTTGTAAAGTCAAGTCTTTTATAATCGAGATCATAATCAAATTCTTTCATAATCAATAAACTGGTATTCAGTAAACTTATATACTCCAGTATAATCTGGAAACATCTCTCTGAGTTTTCTTGTAACAACAAGTCTACGTTCAAAGCGATTCATTCTTTCAATTTCTCTAGTGTGTTTTCTTAATATACTCTTCATGTGTTTTATTTAAAATAACGATGCGTCCGTTCTCAATCATAAATTGTAACTCATCATCGTTACTCCACATAAGTTCTTCATACAATGCGTTTAATCTACGCATGTCATCATATAAGTCGTTGGGCATTAGCGATTCATTTTGGTTTCTATGTTTTCTTTGATGCTACCCATATCAGAATAAGAAGCATTCATACCTGACATGTTACCAGTATATCGGTCTGTGTGCATTACCTCATCAAATCCAGACCTTTCTAGTATCTTTCCTTTGATTTCTAATTGTTTCTTTTCCTTTTGTATACGTCTTAGAAACGCATAGTATATAATCTGTGTGAAATAAGCAAAAGGATTTTTAGATTTTTCTGGATTAAAGTTGTCAATGTATTGCAAACAGTTTTCAATACCATCACAAATCATATCCTCTCTAAACATATAGTTTACGAAGTTTGGTTTGTATGACAGGTGTGTTGCGATTTTTAAAAAACAAGATCCTATATAATTATTTACTCTAGGACGTGCTTCTCCAGCTTCCTCGGCAGCGTGAACTTGCTCACGATAGGCTGTTATCGCAGCGAGAAATTCTTTGTTATTTACATAGTACTCAGTTTTTTTTCTTTTCATTACTGCGTTGAATGATGTCTTTAGTATAGCAAATGAAACGAGTTTTGTAAAGGTACTTGACAAACTGTTAGATAACCAGTACACTAACCGTGTAGCGGGTTTAAGGTTAATCTTAACTCTTTTTAAATATATCTTCTAAAGACTTCTTGAATTTAGACACCGACCCGACGTAGCCTGACTTTCTAGGCAACTTGTCTGCAGTGTTTGCTAAGGTTTGACCACTCTTCATTCTTTCTAATGTTTTTATATAAAATTCTTTAATAGTAGGATCTATCTCAGACATTGTTACAATATGTTCTCTATTCATAACAAACATATCCTCAAACGTCGCCGACATCCATTCCTTGAATGCAAAACCAGCAATTTCCAACGCACCTTTTCTTTGTCTCTGCACTTCTACAAGAAGAGGATCCTCTAACATAACCTTATCTTCATCTTCAAGATAGATAACCTTTGCTACTATCTCTTCACCAGTTACGATTTTTATTGTTGAATAAAATTCTTCGTCTTTCATATTAGTTTGCTCTAAGGTTTACTCTTATAACTTCATACTTAAAGTTTTCATTGTTGTATATGTTTACTCTTTCATTCAAATGCTTCAGCGTATAGTTCTGTCCACCAATGTCATCTGCAATGTCATACAACGTTGCTATGTCCTTACCTTCTCCTTTCCTGAGAACCCTACCGATTGATTGTAGGTTTCTGATTCTGGACTTTGATGGTGAAGCGAACACGATGTTGTGAAGACGCTTAATGTTAATTCCAGTTGAGAAGGTGCCGTAAGAGGCAACGATGATTGCATTAGATTCCGTCTCTGTTAGATTGCGTACTTCTTCCCTATCTTCTACGTCAGTTCCTCCGTGTACAAAAAATACTTTACGTGAGGATTCTACATTATTATTTATCAATTCGTATAATGGTGTACCATGCTTTTCTACATAGTTAAATAGTACTAGGGTGTTACCATCTAGGTCCTTGACTAGATTCTTTATGAGGTTATTTCTACCTTTATGCTCCACAAGATATTCTATTTCATCTTGATATGTCTCGAAATACTGAGGAGCATGTTTACAAAGTAGGATTTTTATCCTAAAATTAGAAAGGTAACCTTCCTTGATTAGATCATCTGTTTTAGTTACTTGTTCACACTTGCCAAACAAACCTTCTAGTACCCACTTGTGAGTCTTACTCCCATCTAGAGTACCAGTAAAACCAAACCTATACTTGGCATTGTGTAACTTAGTCATGATACCTGTCAATGACTTTGACTTAAAGAGATGTGCTTCGTCACCAATTACGCAATCTATATCATCAAAATATCTTTTAGGAAATTTGTAGATAGATTGCCAAGTTGATATTATAATAGGTTTTTCAGTATTCTTATCCTTACCACTATAAATTTTATGAACATGAGCAGCAGCATTCCACCCGTAAGAAATAAAATCATTGACCATCTGCTCAACGAGGGATGTAGTTGGGACGACTATAAGTATCTTCTTTGCGGTGGCAGCATAGTATCTGACTATGGCGTAGATCATCAAGGATTTTCCAGATCCAGTAGGAGAAAGTAAAAGTTTTCTATTATATTTTATAGCCTCGTATACTGCCTTGTATTGGTAGGTACGAGGTTTTATATTAGAAATCTTATCCAT